TACCGATGGATCGAACTTAAACGAAAACTTTACCGTCGCAGTAGGAAAGGGAATTAATACTATTCTTTCGTCAGCTACTGGTCTTACTTGGTTTCCTGCAGGAGGTACAAAGTTTGTTGTACAAGGTAACGGAGTTGCATTCAACGGAACGTCTTGGGTCGCAGTAGGACAAGATAACCTTACGAATGCAGGTGGAGGAAACACTATACTACACAGCGTAGACGGTCTTACGTGGTCTACAGTTTCAGGAACTAAATTTGCCGGAGGATCGGTCCCAAATAGTGGTAATGCAATTGCGTTCAACGATACAATGTGGATGGCAGTAGGAACCGGATACTACCCAATCATTACCAGTAAAGACAACTTTATTTCTTCAACTACGGTTTCATCGAATATCACAACGGGTTACTGTGTAGCTTGGAACGGAACGTTGTGGGTCGTAGGTGGATCTGGAACAACAACAATAGAATCAAGTCCCGACGGAGTGAACTGGACATCCGCAGTATCGGGAGCGTTTAGTACAAAGTGTAACGGAGTTGCGTGGAACGGAACAAGATGGGTGGCGGTAGGACAAAATACGTCAGGAACAACAAACATAGCTTATAGCGCAGATGGATTAAATTGGACACAAGTTTCGGGATTTAGTGTATCAGGTAATGCCGTAGCATGGAACGGAACTTTATGGGTAGCAGTTGGAACTGGAACTACTCCGATGTTTACAAGTCCGGACGGAGGATCTTGGACAGCTGTTGCGTCTCCACCCTCGTTTTCAGTAGGAATAAACGGTATTTCTTGGAACGGAACTTTATGGATTGCTACAGGAACAGACGCAACAGGAAACTCCATAGCTGTAAGTCCCGATACAGTGACCTGGACTGTAATTCCAGGAAACCCTTTTCCGGCAACAACAAACGGTATAACTGTAGACGATGTGTACATTGGCAATGGTTCTTCTTCACGAAAAGTATACAGATACCCGACAACTACAAGTAATAAAGGAACATTTAATGGAAATGGTTCTTCACCAGTATCAGTCTCAAATATAAATGTAACATCGACAAGCAATATAATAATAACTAGAAAATCTACAGATACATCAACACCATTACCGTTCGTATCATCTATTACATCAGGAGTTGGATTTAACGTAGTCAATACAGTTGCAGACACAAATACCTACAACTACGTCATAATAAATTAAACATAAATAGTAATGATATCATTGCCCTGGTTATTCATTGGAAGTTTGGTAGGAATGTTGATTGTCGCCGTGTTTTCCCCTCCTCCAAGGGACGAAGAAACAACCCCTACTCCTGACACAAATAAATCGTTCCATACCAAATCTGGGTGCGTAAAGTTCAAGGCAGTAGAAGTTCCTTGCGACGGGTCACAGACGTCTTTAAATTTAGTCGCTTCTCAGAAGTAATAGATGTTATTTAGTCGTGTTCTGCATATCTTCAAGGACCAGAAAAACATTCCATTCTTCTCGTTCTTGATTGGGCTTGGCGTCATCATCATGCTTTTTCATAAACCTATTCCTATACGTAACGCCTTGTCTGTTCCCGTAGACAAGGTAGAAGGTCGAGTTGTTCGTCACGGAGACAAGTGTGTCAAGTACGTTGCGGAAGATGCCGAATGCGAATTACCATCATTTAAGTAAATGGCCGACGGAGCAACTGATTTAAGCGATTTAATGGGCGCCGGACCCGTTCAAAATCCCAGTCTCCCTCAATCCACCACCTTTTCTCCTATCGTCACAGGAGGCACTGACCCTTTTTTGACGAATAAGATGACACCTACTTCCGAAGCAAACACTCCTGCAATGACCTTGCGCAGCGATTCACATACCTTCGCAGTCGTTCGTAATTCTGTAAGAAACTTAATGACTTATTTTGGTTTCTTTTTAGCCGCCATGATCATTTCCTTATCCACTCCTCGTTCTCTTATTTTGCAATACATTCCAAATACGTATACTGCCGGTGGCGTTCCTTCTTACATGGGCGCAGCTATCTTAGCTGCTGTAGCAGTAGCTATTGGGTACGTCGTAGGAACGCTGGGCGCGACATTGATTTAAGTTTTCGTATTTTGTGAATCAATAAAGTAATGGATTGGATAGCCATTCGTAGAAATTCTCGTGGATGGGACAACGATCCTCCTGCTAAAATACACACGAACATCCTTTTCGGGCCAGGACATTACTTGACCCCCGGATTCGTCCGTATGCATAACATTACTCACGTGGTGAATTGCGCTTTCAACAAAGACAGCCCATCATGGTTCAGGGAAAAACATCCAGATAATTATGCTTGTATTGAAGCCATAGACAGCACTGAATGCAATATATTAGAATGGTACCCCCAATTTGAAAAAGTTATGAATACATTTTTGAGATCAGACGCTTGCGGTAAAATATACGTCCACTGCCAATGCGGAATCAATCGCAGCGGATACTTGGCACTGCTCTTCATGTGCAAGAAGTTCGGGTACTCTTTTGAGACCGCTTCGAACTCTATTTTGAGACAACGTCCATGTGCCCTAACAAATTCCGCATATAAGGCGCAAGTAAAATCACACTTAGAACACAATGGGCGACCTAGGGTTGAACTCCGTGTGGTCTGATATATCGAAGAAAGCTTCGAATGCAGAAACTGATGTTTTAGGGCCTGCATACAGTTACGCAGACAACGTTCCAAGCACTTCAAAGTTAGGTGTAGGTTCAGACGGTAATTTTGGACAATTAGGTAGAAATTTAGGAGCTGTAGGAACTTACGTCAAGACTTTGATTAACGGTGATCCTCCTTTAGGAAACCGGTTCTTCGTGAATACAGGAGGAACATGCACGGCTCCTGACGGGTCAAAACAGCCAAGACATAACTACATTAACAATATGCCTGAAGGAGCTCATTTAGTTCCAAAAGGGATGGGCGACTTGACTTCGGATTTCAACGGGTTAGTTCCAGGAGTAGTAGGAGACATTGAAGGTTTGAATCCTTTATACATGATGTCGGCTTTGGCAGCAGACTCGTCACCTCCTTGCAAATGTTACCAATGCAATGTCACAACGGGAGGAAACTCGTTCTTTTTATCTCCAGATCTAAGTCCAGATTTCAGTACAGACGATTGCAGAGAAGTATCTATGTCCAACTGCCCCACCGTAAAACAAACTGAAAAATTCAGCGTTTTTTCAGAGGATGTTGCCGTCCCCGCTTTAATTGTAGGAATCGCGTTATGTTCCCTTTACTTGCTAAGAAAGCATTAACAGTAATTTAAGGATGAAAAAGTAAATTTAGTAATGGACAATATTTTTCGCATTAAGCGGACTCGCGAATCAGCATCGGCCTCAAAAAAGAACGATGTTGTTACAGGCACACTTGACTCGGTTCACCAGAACATTGTGGGAACCATCAAGGAAGAAACCTTGAATATTGAAGACTTGAAAACTCGTCTGAAAAACTTGGAATATGAATTAGACGATTTGGAAGTGAGTCAGGACATTGCAGATATACTTAAAGCTTCTAAAGTGAGAGACGAAATAAAGATTCTGAAAGACCGAATTGAAAAAGAGAATCCGTTAACTGATTACTATTTGAAAAATGCAGACATTATACTGAAATATTACGGCACAGGCGAAAAAGTCCAACCTACAGCTATGGTTCCTGCAGACCAGAACACGTTCGTTAAATACTTAACTCAGTCTACTTCCGAAACTTCTGCTCCTTCAAAGAAGAAACTGTTTGACGAATACGCATCAAGAATGAAACTGAATACAGGAGAATCGTCAGAAATAAAGAAAGCGGTAACTGAACATTGTGACCGATGTAATATTGCAAGGGAGGAAATCGGAGACGAAGGGATACTTGTGTGTCCAACGTGCGGATCAGAAGAGTATATGCTTGTAGTTTCTGATTTACCTAGTTTTCGCGATCCTCCAAAAGAAAGAAACAATTACGCTTATAAAAAGATCAACCACTTGAACGAAATTCTGAACCAGTTCCAAGCAAAGGAATCAACTATCATTCCCAATGAAGTGATGAACGAAGTGGTTCTGGAAATCAAGAAACGCAGAATCCAGAACGTTGCAGAACTCACGGAAAAAGATATGCGAGAAATTCTAAAAAAACTGAACCGATCAAAGTATTATGAGCACGCCACGCACATTATTTCAAGACTGAACGGAAACCCTCCGCCTACAATCACACCAGAAATTGAAGAAAAAATAAGGGCAATGTTCCAGGAAATTCAGGCACCTTTTCTTATTTACTGTCCCGACGACCGAACGAATTTCTTGTCGTATTCTTACATTCTGTATAAGTTCTTCGAGCTGTTGGAATTAGACGAGTATAAAGTTTACTTTCCACTCCTCAAGTCCAGAGACCGATTAATTGCACATGACCAAATATGGAAAAAGATCTGCGACTACCTGAAATGGGAATTCATTCAGAGCGTATGAACAGAAAGAAGCATTCCAATAATAATTTGGAGCTTTGAAATCACAGAATCCGAATCTTCTCCGCTGTAGAAAGCTTTGGAGAAATTCAAGTGTGTATTTTTCCAAATATTTGTAGTTGTTTTATCGGTAACTTCTTTGCCACACAAAGTCGCTAACTTATCAAATGGTATAGAAATAGAAATAAACTTTTCTATTTTTATATCATACTTATTGTACTTAGCTGCGTCTCCACTGTATATATCGACATCAAGTAAATCATGTAATTTGTAAACTTTTCCGTCTTCGTAGTTACCAAGAACAACAAGTCCAAAGAACTCGTGCATGTCTTGGTCACTTAATAGTATAATATCTCCTGCAGAAAACTCATGTACCTTGTTTTTATGTCCCAAATAGGTCTTTGGACTTTTCATCAACTCTTCACGAGTCTTTTTACTGAATAACGTTATACCGATCTTAGGATTCATATTTTCTTGCAATCCACGAATCCTGAATGCAGACGATCCGTTTTTATCTGCCAGAAACGAAGTGCCAAACTGCCTTGTGTGTGACCATCCATACAAGACCGAATACTGCTGCATGGGTGAGTGCAACAGTTTGACGAGAACCTCCAGCTGGAATGCTGAGGAAAACACCAGGGGTAAGAACGTAAAAGAGCGCAGCTGCGTATAAGGCCATCCACCACATTTTTGTATACTCTTTTCAGAGAAAATTTACTATTTTAGGGGTTTACACATTTTTTTCTTCATCATAGGCATATCAATGACCACTATTTCTAGATGGGGATACCATCTTATAATAGATGCTGCACGATGTACGCCACAAACGATCCGCTGTCCTGTGAATATCAGAAAGTTTAACGACACTCTGATTAAGAGGATTGACATGGTCCCTTACGGGCAACCCCAAATAGTGATGTTTGGGACGGGTAACAAAAAAGGGTACACATTGATACAATTAATTGAAACATCAAATATTGCCGCACACTTTGTAGAAGAATCAAACGATATGTTTCTTGATGTATTTTCATGCAAAAAGTTCGAACCATACGCAGTAGAATGTTTAGTTAAAACATACTTTCAACCAAACAATATCAAAACCAGATACTTGGAACGTTTTGCCGAACCTAAAGACGAACCTGGATGGTAAAAAACGTTTCCGTTTATAATTTATTAGTAGCTTGGAGGACCATACTTGAACTCCAAGAACATTCTAACATAATCTATCCATTCTTCTTCAAACTTTGTCTGATTCCATAAACCATCGGGTATTGAATCTACCCATTCACGGAATTCTTTATTCAATTCACTCGTATTAATTGCGTATCTTACTTTCTCGTCTTTTATAAATTCACTGAGAACATCAAATGAGTCAAGTTCTTCACTGAAGCCGTCATCGTCCAAATCGTATCTTGGCGCCTTCTTTGGTTTTTCAGTTTCCTGAATTTCCAAGTATTTTCGCTTGTAAGCAAGGGCGAGAGCCAATGCTCTTTCAGAGATATGTTGATATACTTTTCTGCCTTCTAATTCATACATTTCAATAATAAGTTCTACTATGCTATTGAAATCGCTTTTCATTTCTGGTGTAATTGCGCTCATTTTTAACTGTTTATTGTTTTAATTATGTTCTATAAATTACATTTCTTAATAAAAAATAATTCCGTTTTTTAAATCAAAAATTTTTATTTTGTTTTTATAGTTTTT